TATCGATGCAGGAACGTTATCTAATTTACCTGCAGGATTTAAATCTCGTGGATTAAATATTCAAAAACACGATGACCCATTACAACCAGGAGAGTGGAGAGACGTTGACGTTCCTGGTGGTAGATTATCAGATTCTTTCCTTCCCTTACCGTATAAAGAACCAAGCGCAACACTAACTAACCTTTTAGGTGTTTTAATTGATTCTGGTAAACAATTCGCAGCAACTATTGAGCAACCTACGAGTGACGGTAACTCTGAAGCCCCAGTCGGCACTACTGTAGCTTTATTAGAAAAAGGTCAGCGCGTTATGTCTGCGATACATAAACGTTTACATTATGCACAGCGTCAAGAGTTTAAAATATTAAAAAGAGTTTTTAGTGAGTTTTTGCCTCCTGAATATCCATACTCAGTTCAGGGGGCATCTGAAAATGTATTCGCTTCCGATTTTGATAAATCTGTAGATGTAATCCCTGTAAGTGATCCAAATATCTTTAGTATGACGCAAAGGATAGTTTTAGCACAAACACAATTACAAATGGCACAAGCGGCACCAGATATTCATAATTTACGTGAGGCGTATAGAAAAATGTATCTTGCTTTAAATATAAAAGATATAGATGCAATTTTACCTCAAGAACAAGAAATACCTCCAAGAGATCCGATTAGCGAACAACAAGCTGCTATGACAGGAAATCCAATTAAAGCGTTTGAGTTTCAAAACCACGAAGCGTATATAGCAGCGCATAGCGCATTTTTACAAAATCCCATGATGCAACAAAACCCTGCGGTGTTACAAATCATTGGTGCGAATATACAAGAACACCAAGCGATGTTATATAGAATACAAATAGAACAGGCTCTTGGTCAACCATTACCTCCACTAGATCAACCGATGCCGCCTGAGATGATGAACGAAATAGCGGTAGCCGCTGCGACAGCGACACAACAAGTAACAGGTCAAGCACAAGCAATGGCACAAGCACAAGCAATGGCACAAAGTGATCCACAACGTGAAATGTTTGAACAACAGTTACAACAAGAACGTGATGAATTAATGCAGAAAGATATGAGCGAACAACGTAGACTAGAAGCTGAAATGCAAAAAGCTCAGATTAACGCACAAGTAGAGTTAGAACGTATAGAGGCTAACCGTGATGCGCAAGAAGTAAAAACTGCTATCGATCTACAAGAACTTGAGTTACGAAACGAAAGAGACGTAGAAAAGAATTTTAACGAACTGGTTAAAACAGTAAAACAAACCACTAGAGAGGACTAGGTATGAATAAATATTTTAATAATGACAATTATCCAGCACCTAAATCTTCAGCTAAATCTTCAGCTATGAGCGATCCTGCTGTTCAAGACGACACTAGAACAGAAGAAGTTAAAGCTGGCGAACTAATTATCAAAGATAATAAAGTCGCAGGAGAAGAAGCTAAGATGAAAGCTGGGTATGGTCAAACAAAAGGACTTCTTTATTATAGATACATTAAGTAATTAGTGGACTATATAAAAGCAGCGGAGCATTTGCTCCAAAAAATACGAAAGAGAAAAGATGATCTTTCGCAAACGTTAGCTACAGGTAGCGTTCAGGATTTTGAACAATATCACAGAATAGTTGGCGAAATAGCGGGTTTGAATATAGCGGAGCAGGAAATTCAAACCTTAAATTCAAATATGGAGGACATAGATGACTGAAACTGTTCCAAATCGAGTAGATAATTTTGGCAGTGATACCCCAAAACCTGTAGAAGAACAGGAAGCTGGACTTACTGTTGAGACGTTAGACTCGCACACGGAAAAATTACCGCACCCCACAGGATATAGAATATTAATTCTACCTTTTACACCACCATCAGTAACTAAAAGTGGAATACATTTAGCGAAACAAACTGTTGATAGAGAATCACTAGCAACTGTTGTTGGCTATGTTGTTAGACTTGGACCTGATGCGTATGGAGACGAAAATAAGTTTCCAGACGGAGCTTGGTGTCAAGAAGGTGATTGGGTTATATTCGGAAGATATGCTGGAGCTCGTTTTAAGATTGAAGGAGGCGATATGCGTCTTTTAAACGATGACGAGATTTTAGCTGTAATCGATAATCCTGAGGATATATTATCATAAACGTGGAGAATACCATGCAAGAAGAAGCACAAAAAATAGAACTAGAACTTCCTGAAGGGGAAGTCGATATAAGAGAAGCTGACGTAGACGATTCGATTACGGAAGTGGAAGAAGCTCCTGTTCAAGAGGCTGTTAACTCTGGAGAGCAGGAATTAGATAGCATTAGCGAAAGCGTACAAAAACGTATAGATAAGCTAACTTATAAAATGAGAGAGGCTGAGAGACAACGCGACGAGGCAGTAAATTACGCTCAAAGCGTTCATACAGATAATACTCAGCTAAAAGAAAAATTAAAGAATTCCGATTCTTCCCTTTTCAAAGAGTACGACAATAGGATACAATCGGATCTTGAAAGAGCCAAAATCAACTTAAGAGAGGCTCAAGAAAAGGGAGACCCTGATGATATTGCTAGTGCAACAGAATTACTTTCAAGGAGTGCAGCAGAAGCTGAAAACCTTAAAAGACTTTCTGCGCAACAACAAGCAAGACAAACCTCTACTGAGGAAGAGGTTCAGGTTCCTAATTTTCAACAATCTACAGCGCCTCAACCAGATCCAAAAGCAGAGGCATGGGCTAACAAAAACGAATGGTTTGGGAATGATCAAGCTATGACTTACGCAGCCTTTGGGATACATAGACAACTTATAGAAGAGGGAGTTGATCCTCATTCTGATAATTACTATGCTCAAGTAGATTCAAAAATTAGAGAGTATTTTCCTCAAAAGTTTTCCGAAGAGCAATCTGCCCCCGCGCAGCAAGTTGCAGCTTCTAGCAGAGGTGCTATAGGCAAGAAAAGTAGTGCGCGCAAAATAAAACTCACGCCAAGTCAGGTAGCAATAGCTAAAAGACTTAACGTGCCACTAGAAGAATATGCAAAACATATTGAGCAAGGAGTATAAACATGACAGATAACAATAACACAAGAAACTCCAGGTCTGCAGAGACTCGAGAAACTCAAACTCGCAGAAAACCTTGGCAACCCCCGTCTATGTTAGACGCCCCTGAAGCCCCTCCTGGATACCAACATCGTTGGATCCGTGAGTCTATAAGAGGACAAGATGATAAATCTAATATGTCAAAACGTATTAGAGAGGGATATGAGCCTGTGAGAGCAGAAGATTATCCTGATTTCGAAGCCCCTACAATAGACGACGGAAGCAGGTCGGGAGTCATAGGAGTTGGAGGTTTAATACTCGCAAAAGTTCCAGTCGAAACCGCACAAGAAAGAGATGCTTATTTTAAATCACAAACAGCGGATCAACTTAACGGGGTAGACCATAACTATATGCGAGAAAGCGATCCTAAGATGCCTATTAAAGATAGTGATATCCAAAGGTCATCAAAGGTTCAATTTGGTAGTCGACCCAATGATGAGTCGTCTGATTAATAATAATTTTATATAGAGGTATATAACATGGCTAATACTGATGCCCCTAACGGGTTCACGCCAGCTTACCACATGTATGGAGGAGTTATTAGACCTGCTCGTATGAGAATCGCTAGTGGCTACGGCACTTCAATTTTTAGTGGAGACGTAGTTACACTTTCTAGTGGTTATGTTCAACAAGCGGGAGCTACTGACACCCCTATAGGTGTGTTTTACGGCGTATTTTACACAGCTACTGACGGCGAGCCTACTTTTTCTAAAGTATGGACTGCCTCCACTGCTACTCAAGGAAGTGCGGATGCCGAAGCTTTGGTTTATAACGATCCTGGGATCGTTTACGAAGCTCAATTTACTGCGGGAACACCTGCTGTAAGTTTTATCGGCAATAAGTACACGCTTTCTACAACTGCTGGTTCTACAACCAACGGTAGATCAAAAGAAGGTGTTACTGCAACTACTTCCTCTGGTGTGGCGTTATGCGTAGGTTTTAACTTAGCTCCATCGAATTCGATTGGCGCTTATGCAAGAGCTTACTTCACATTCCCGACCAATACATTTGCGGTCTAATTTAGGAGAATAAACAATGGCAATTAATAGAGCACAATTAGTCAAAGAGTTAACTCCTGGACTACATGCACTGTTTGGACTAGAGTATGATCGTTATGACAACGAACATGAGGATATCTTCGACACAGAAACTTCTGAAAGAGCTTTTGAGGAAGAAGTAATGCTAACTGGTTTCGGTGAAGCATCTGTTAAAGGTGAAGGCGCAGCAGTCGTTTACGACACAGCGCAAGAAGCTTGGACAGCTCGTTATTCACACGAAACTGTAGCGTTAGCTTTTGCTTTAACTGAAGAGGCTATTGAAGATAATCTTTATGATACTCTTGCTTCAAGGTACACAAGAGCGTTAGCACGTTCAATGCAAACAACTAAACAAGTGAAAGCAGCGAATGTTCTTAATAACGCCTTCAACTCCAGCTTTGTTGGTGGTGATGGTAAAGAACTTTGCGCGACTGATCACCCGACAGTTGGCAACATTGACCAGAAAAACGAGCTTAGTACAGCAGCAGACTTAAACGAAACTTCACTTGAACAAGCACTAATTGATATTGCTGACTTCAAAGATGAAAGAGGTTTAAAAATAAATGCACAAGCAACGAAATTAATAATTCCACCTGCTTTGCAATTTACTGCTGACAGACTTATGGAAAGTCCTGGAAGAGTTAACACTTCTGACAACGATATCAATGCTATAAGAAATATGGGCATGGTTTCAGGCGGATATGCGGTAAATCACTATCTAACAGATACTGACGCATTCTTCCTAAAAACTGATGTTCCTAATGGTCTTAAGCACTTCGTTAGAACACCTGTATCAACAAGCATGGAAGGCGACTTCGAAACTGGAAATGTTAGATATAAGGCTAGAGAGCGTTACAGCTTCGGATTCAGTGACTGGAGAGGAATCTTCGGTTCACCAGGAGCGTAAGTTCTATCTGGTTCGTATGGAAAGGGAAGCTTCGGCTTCCCTTTTCTTTTTGAAATTTATAAGATAGAATGACAAAAGATCTAGGGAAAAAATAATTTATCTATCGACTGACCTAGCAGACTCGCCAAGACGATAGAGTATTAAGGAGACTTAATTATGGCAAAATCGACATTTTCAGGACCAGTTAAATCTTTAGCTGGTTTTATTTCAGCAGGTAATGCAGTAGTAGTAAGCCTAACGGCGGACACTTCACTTACGGTAGCGGCACACGCAGGTAAAATACTAACTTGTAACGATGCAGACGGTAAATTTACTTTACCAAGTATTGTAGCTACAGCACCAGGAAGAGACGATGACCCTAATCAAACTAACAATTTAGGTGCAAGTTTCTTCTTTGTTGTTGAAACAGCTGCAACAGATATGGACATACTAACAGACGGAACTGATAAGTTTGTTGGAGGTCTTTACACTGGTAAAGATGATTCTACAGGTAAAACTTTTATATCTGGTGCGTCAAATGATGTAATTACTATGAACGGAAGTACAAAAGGCGGACTCGCTGGCAGTATTGTGAAAGTAACTGCAATGGCTTCTGCAAAGTATGCCGTTGAAGGAATTATTTTAGGTTCAGGAACTATAGTTACACCATTCGCCGACGCTTAATAGGAGACTAATATGAGCTCATCAGATGTAAAAGCCTCAGTGCCTTTGACCTCTACTGGTCAATTACAAGGTACTATAGGAAGTGGAGCGGGTACAGCAACTAATTTGGGACCATTAAGGATCCAATCTGTACAAGCTCAATCAAGTGCTGCTGATGCTACTATAAAAGTGTACGACGGTACAAGTGCTTCTGGAACTAAACTTCTAATGGAATTTAAGTTTGGTAGTGCGGCAAACGAATCGTTTGACCATTACTTACCGAATGATGGAGTTTATTTTAAAAGTGGAGCATACGTCGTATTAGCTAATTGCGACTTTTTCGTTGCTTATCATTGTTAAAATATGGCAACTTCAGGAACTCGTACATTTAGTTTAGATGTAGCGACAGCAATAGAAGAGGCATATGAACTTGCGGGCTTGGAAGCCCGCACGTCCTATGACGCAGTTACTGCTAGGCGTTCTTTAAATATTATGTTTGCAGATTGGGCAAACAGAGGTATTCAGATGTGGGAAGTTGTTAAAGTAGAACAAACTTTGACAAAAGGAGATGAAACGTATACCTTAAACCAATATGATATCGATATTTTAGACGCGTATATTCAAAGAACAGTTGGAAGCACAGTAACTGATTTTGAACTAAGTAGGATTGACCGTAACGAATATGTAAATATTCCCGTAAAAGCAACGGAGGCTAGACCAACGCAGTTTTGGCTAGAAAGATTAATAACACCTGTTATCCATCTTTATCCCACACCAGAGAACTCAACCGACAAACTCATTTACTATTCTTGGCAAAGAATCCAAGACGCTACGGCATCTGTAAATGATTTAGATATCCCAAATAGGTTTATGCCTTGTTTGGTTTCAGGTTTAGCCTACTATCTTTGTTTAAAAAAGAACACCCAAAAACTTTCTGTAATTCAGCCTTTGTACGAAACAAATTTAGAAAACGCTATTAGATACGATGAAGATAGATCATCTGTTCATTTAGTACCTGACAGGAGAGGATATCCTTAATGGCTTACGCAACAGGTAAATATGCAAATGCAATCTGTGATAGATGTGGGTTTAAGTATCCATATCTTTCTATGAAAACTGAATGGGATCACACTAGGGTTTGTCCTGAATGTTATGAACCTAAACACCCACAATTAGATCCCGTGCATCCTCCTGTTGATGCAGAATCATTATGGCAACCAAGACCTGATGTTTCATTGCCTCAAGCACAGCTAGGTAGAGTTACCACTAGAAATCCTTCTGACGCAGTTATTAGTCAAAAAGGAACAAACATGATGAGGTTTAGAGACGATCCAAACATAGGAAGTGCGTTTTCTGGAGAACAAGGAAAAACAGCTTTGGGTAATGTAACAGTGAGTACAGACTAATGGCAGCAGGATTTACATATAGCGAATTAACAACTGCTATCCAAAATTATATGGATAACAGTGAAACTACCTTTACTAACACAATACCAACGTTTATAAAACAAGCAGAAGAAAAGATTTTAAAATCTGTAGAACTACCTGTTTTTAGAAAAAACGTTACAGGAACGGGTTCGTCAGGAAATACGTATTTGGCAACTCCTACCGATTTTTTAGCTCCTAATAGTTTAGCAGTTATAGATAGCAGCAGTAATTATAATTATTTATTATTAAAACACGTTTCTTGGATTAGAGATTATACACCTGCGGCAGCTACAACAGGAGAGCCTTTGTTTTATGCTTTATTCGATGACGACACTTTTATTTTAGCTCCGACGCCAAATAGTAACTTTACGTTCGAATTACATTATTTTTATAGACCAACTTCTTTAGTGGATTCTGGAGACAGTGGTTCTACATGGTTGTCAACTAATGCTTCTAACACTTTGTTATATGGTGCTTTAGTTGAAGCAGCTATTTTTATGAAGCTAACCCCTGCAGAAATACAAACTTATGATGTTAAGTATCAAGAAGGATTGGAAAGATTAAAACTATTAGGTGAGTCAAAAGATGAGAGGGACGAGTCAAGATATGATAGTCTTAGAATACCTCCTCAATAAAAATGATAAAAGAACCCATTCGCGAATTAGAAAATGCAAACGTTGCTTTGGTGGCAATGGGTCAAAGTCAAATAGACTATCATTTATCAAGAACACATAGCCTAGCTTTTGATGAGATATGGGCTATAAATGCCATGATTGGTGTTCTTCCAGAAATAGATCGAGCTTTTATTTTAGATCCAATGTCCAGGTTTTTAGATACTGAAGACGCAGGAAGCATGACTCAAATGATGAGGAAATATCTTCCTCAAGCTAAATATCCTATTTATACCTGTGAACTAGATGAAAGAATTCCTTATGCAGAAGAATATCCTTTACCGAATTTAGTTGAAGACTTAGGCTGTGCATACTTTAATAATACAGTCGCCTATGCAATAGCTTTTGCTTTATGGAATAAGGTAAGTCATTTAACAGTTTTTGGCGTAGACTTCACATATAAAACTAATATGCATTTTGCTGAATCAGGTAAGGCTTGTTGTGAGTTTTGGTTAGCTAAGTGCATGGAAAACGGAATAGACGTCTCTGTAGCTCCTCGATCTAATCTTTTAGAAACTAACGTAGATGCTAAAGAAAAATTGTATGGTTATCATCGTTTAAAAGATCCAGTTGTTGCTTATTCAAAAAATGGTACAATGAGTGTATGTAATTGGTCTGAGGTAATAAAAGAGGAAACTCCTAAAATACCTCAGATGATTGATAGAAATGATTTACCACCAGAACCAGAGGAGTATTAATGTTTTCACTTAATTCTGATACAGAAGTTGGCAACCTTGGAGTTGTCACGACAAATCACAGAGGGCATACTGTAGAAGAAGTCGCACAAATGGCAACTGATAGATTAGTTTCTATTAGCGACACCGCCCCTGCACCCATTAGGGATCAGGCGCATGTTTTTAAAGAAGCATGCAAACACGTTATTACCTATTACATGAATGAGGCTGTAAAAAACCATGTTTGTACGATATGTAATGAGTTAGAAAAACAAGGTCAAAAAGACCTAGCAAATATTATAAGGAGACTATAATGGCTATAACACAAGCAATGTGTACTTCTTTTAAAAAAGAACTTTTAGAAGGTGTGCACAATTTTAAAGCTTCAGGTGGAAATACGTTCAATTTAGCTTTATACACGAGTAGTGCCACAATGAGTGCAGCTACCACAGCGTACACAACAACGAACGAAGCTACTGGAACGAACTACACCGCTAAAGGAGCAGCGTTGACGAATGTTAATCCTACATCATCTGGAACCACAGCGTTTACAGATTTTAATGATCTGACATTTGGAACAGCCACAGTTACAGCAAGAGGGTGTATGATCTTTAATGATTCAGCCTCTGGAGATCCAGCTGTTGCTGTGTTTGATTTTGGCGGCGATAAAACATCAACTGCAGGAAGTTTTACTATTCAATTTCCAACAGCAGACGCAAGTAACGCAGTTATAAGAATAGCGTAACCTCTAAATGGCAGGTTGGGGTCGAGCTGGCTGGGGCGATGGTCCTTGGGGTCAGCCCGCAATAGTTAATGTAACTGTAAACCTTACAGGTGTTGCAGGTACTTCTGCGTTAGGTACAGAAACAGTATCTTGTGACGCGAACGTAACTGAAACAGGTGTTACTTGTACAGGTTCGGTTGGATCACTTACAGCTACAGGACAAGCGAATGTCACAGAAACAGGTTTAGCAGCAACTTCTGCACTAGGCTCAGTTACTGTTTCTGCAAGTGCAGTTGTAACTGAAACAGGTTTAGCAGCCACTAGCGGTCTAGGTTCTCTTGTTGCCACAGGTGCAGCAAACGTAACTGAAACAGGTCTAGCGGGTACAAGTGGTCTAGGTTCTCTTACAGCCACAGGTGCGGCAAACCAAGCTGTAACAGGTATAGCGGGAACAACAGCACTAGGTAATGTAATTACCGCAGGTGCTGCAATAACAGGTGTTTCAGGCACGGCTTCTACAATATCGCTAGGCGATGAAACAGTAACGTGCGACGCTAACGTATTCCCTACAGGTGTAACAGCTACAGGAGCGATAGCAAGTCTTACTATTAGCACTGTAAATAACATCAGTATTACAGGTGTTTCAGGAACAGGAGAAGTAGGTACATTAACTATAAATGCTCAAGCTATTGTAGCTCTAACAGGAGTAGAGGCAACAGGAGCTGTTAGTCAAATACTCGTTTGGGGACCTGTAGACGACTCGCAAACCCCTAATTGGTCTGGAATAACAGACTCGCAAACCCCTAATTGGACAAGTGTTTCAGACTCGCAAACCCCAGGATGGGAAGAAGTTGCTTAACACTTATGAAAAAAGAGAATATAATCAATCGAACGGAGATATAAATGGCTACTTATGTAAATAATTTAAGACTAAAAGAAATTGCTACTGGTGATGAGTCAGGAACTTGGGGAACAAGTACAAATACCAACTTGGAGTTGATTGGTGAAGCTCTTGGATTTGGTACAGAAGCAATTACAACTAATGCAGATACACATACTACTACAGTAGCAGACGGTAGTTCTGATGCTGGTAGAGCTATGTATCTTCAATATACAGGAACTTTAGACTCGGCTTGTACTATAACTATTGCACCTAACACCATGAAAAGGGTGCAGTTTATTGAAAATGGAACAAGCGGATCACAAAACATTATTATTTCTCAAGGTTCAGGTGCTAACGTAACTATAGCTCCAGGGGACGTAAAAGCAGTTTATTTAGATGGTGCTGGTAGTGGAGCAGCAGTAGTTGACGCTTTTGCTAATTTGAATATAGGCGGTTCTTCTGGAGGTGCAACCGTCAATGGCATTACAAGTAAAACCTTTGGCACAGGCTCTGTTATGGTTGGTGACGATGCTACAGGTACTATAGATGCTGCTAACTACAATACAGGTTTGGGTGTAGATATTTTTGCTGCACTAACTTCAGGTGATGAAAATACAGCGGTTGGTTACAACTCTTTAAATGCAATTACAACTGGTCAATATAATACTGCATTAGGTAAAGGTACTTTGCAAGCAAATACAACCGCAGCTTGGAATACAGCAGTTGGAACAAATGCTTTGCAAAGTAACACTACAGGTACGAGAAACGTAGCAGTAGGTGCGACAGCATTAGACGCTAACACAACAGCAAACGATAATACCGCAGTAGGTTATGCTGCGTTAGGAGCAAATACTACAGGAACAGAAAACACCGCAGTTGGCGGAGCAGCCTTAGATGCCAATACTACAGGAAATTATAATGTTGCTATTGGTAGTGAGTCTTTTACTTCTGCAACTGATTCTGATAATAGTGTTGCGATTGGCTATCAAGCTTTAAGGCTAACAAATAATGCTGATGACAACACAGCAGTTGGATATAAAGCTTTAGCTGCTAACACTACAGGTGCTAGTAATGTTGCCATAGGTAAAGATGCTTTAGAAGCCAATACAACAGGTGGTGATAACACAGCAGTAGGTGAAAGTGCTTTAGATTCTAATACCACAGGAGAGGGTAATATAGCAATTGGAGCTAATGCTTTAGGAGCTAACACTACAGCATCTAACAACACAGCAGTTGGTAAGCTTACACTAGACGCTAACAGCACAGGACACTCAAATGTTGGTATGGGTTTCAACGCTTTGGGTGCAAACACGACTGCTAATTACAACGTAGCCATAGGAACAAGAGCAGCAGAAACAAATACTACAGGAACACAAAATGTTGCTATGGGTGGTTTAGCACTTAGATACAATACTGAAGGAGAAAATAATGTTGCTCTTGGATATAGTGCTTTACTTAATAATACAACTGCTGACTATAATACGGCAATAGGTTCATTTTCACTTGATGCTAATACCACGGGTGCTAGTAATACCGCAGTCGGTAAAAGTGCTTTAGGTGCTAACACTACAGGTGGTTCAAACGTAGCAGTAGGAGCTACTGCCTTAGAGACAAATACAACAGGAAACAGCAATACAGCAGTCGGAGTTGGAAGTTTAAAATTAAACACTACAGGTATTAGAAACGCAGCAGTTGGTGCTAATTCTTTAGACAACAATGTTGACGGAAATGATAATACAGCGATGGGTCATAATGCTTTAGACGATAACACCACAGGTGATAACAACACAGCAGTTGGTAAAAGTTCTTTAGCCAACAACACAACAGCAAGTAACAACACAGCAGTTGGTTACTATGCTTTAGAAGCAAACACTACAGGTACAGTTAATAATGCTTTTGGGGCTTATGCTCTTGATGCAAACACTACAGCAGATGCCAACAACGCTTTTGGTACAGAAACACTTTCAGCAAATACTACTGGTGCTAACAATACAGCAATGGGGCATAGAGCCTTAAGAGACAATACCACAGCAAGTAACAACACAGCATTTGGTTACGATGCTTTAAAAGTAAACACTACAGGCTCAGAAAATGTAGCAGTTGGTAGTAATGCTTTAGATGCTAATACAACAGGCGGTGATATTGTTGCGGTAGGACATAATGCTTTAGGAGCTAATACCACCGCTTCAAACAACACAGCAGTAGGAAAAAATTCTTTAGCAGCAAACACCACAG